GGCTTTACACACAAGATTCGACTAAAGAAATATACGAAGATCCAACAACATGGCAAAAGTCGAATCCTAGTATAGGAGTAGTAAAGTTAAAAAATTATCTTGAAGATGTTATGAACAAATCGAAGCATGACCTTTCCACAAGGGTGACGATGCTTTGTAAGGACTTTAATATCAAACAAGCTGATTCAGGTTCATGGTTATCATTTGATGACTTGAATAATGAAGACAAATATTCGATTGACGATCTAAGAGACTCTTACGCAATTGGTGGAGTTGATTTATCTTCTACAACAGACTTGACAGCAGCAGTACTTGTTATTCAGAAAAGAGATAACAATATGAAGTTTGTCATACCGCATTTCTTTATGCCTAGTGAAGTAGTAGAAAAGAGAATCAAAGAAGATAACGTTCCATATGACATTTGGATTAAGAAAGGTTTTGTGACACTCACTGATGGACATCAAAACGACTTTAGTTTAGTTACACAATGGTTTATGAAGATGATACAAACATATGGGATTAGACCACTTTGGGTAGGTTATGATCCCTGGAATTCTCAATATTGGATAAAAGAAATGGGAGACTTAGGTTTTAATATGGAGAAGGTAAGACAAGGTATATATTCATTATCAGAACCAATGAAAATACTAGAAGCAGACTTAAAAAACAATGTGCTAAACTATAATAACAATCCTATCTTGAAATGGTGTCTTGCTAATACACAAGCGAAGGTTGACTTGAATGGAAATATCCAGCCATCAAAACTTAATTCAAAGTACAAACGAATAGATGGAACAGTTGCTTTGATTATTGCTTATGTAGTTTTAAATAGGTATAAAACTGATTATGAAAATATGATATAATGTAACTTGATAAGTCACAACTAAGGATATGGATGTTATGAAAAAAATTAATCAAGTTATAAGTAAAGAATATATTGAAGAATTTTTATCAAAATCAAAACACTACGGACCTAAAAGTTTAGTTATCTGTGTTATTGATTCTGTTTTTTCAATTGGTGTAAAATACGAAAGCACGATTAAAGTTGTTGAAAGATTTGCAGAATATGTTGGCATCAATATTGAAAATGATGAATACACCTTAGAACAGTTTTTAGATAGTTTTCAAGATTACACATACGAGCAATTAGCTGATGATGTATTTAAAAATAGACAAAGAACATCTACGAGAAACGGTATATTAAAAGCCGAAGCAGTGGTTCACTATATTAACATTCTTAATAGTAATGGAATAAATACAACCGAAGACTTACTTAATCACGAGAATATTACGAGAGTACGAAATGAAATAATGCTTATTCCTGGACAAAAGAGTGGAGTATCTTTTGCATATGTAATGATGCTTGCTGGGGATACCTCCTTGTTTAAACCGGATAGACATATTTATTCTTTTTTTGAATCTTTTTTAGGGTATGGGAAATTGAATGAAGATCAGTTAAAAAGTAAATTCAATGAACAATTTAAGATTATTAAAGGTGAGTATTCTGTTTTTACTATTAGATTACTAGATAGCTTAATTTGGACTTTTATGAAAAACATAAATAAGATCATTAAGAAATCAAATTCAGTTGAAAAAAGTGGACCATTCTTTATGACTAATAATGCTTGGTACTATTTTGATGAAGATCAGTACAAATTCTTTCTAACAGATAGTGCTACTGATAAAGCACGAGAGAGTTACAATAAGTTTTACAAAATTAATTAGTTCAGGAGGTGCACATGGCCCTTTTCAAGAGAAGAAAAAAGACTGGATCGTTTGATGCACTCCAGTTAATCAGTAATTTAAATACATTTTACACACCTTTTGGTACGAACATTTCAAAGAGTGATGTAGTAAAAATATGTATCGATCGAGTGGCTAGCCAATGTGCGAAACTCAAGCCTAGATTTATAAAAACTGAAAACGATAAGACAGTAACCGAGAAAAAAGGTAGGCTGTCTTTTCTTTTGAAGTATAAACCGAACGAAATTATGACACCTTATGACTTCATATACAAAACAATCACATTACTCTTGCTGAATGATAACGTGTTTGTTTATCCGAAGTTTGATAAGACTTCTGGTGAACTAAAAGGTATCTATCCATTAAGACCAATAACGGTTGAAATGATAGTCGATAGTTCGGATACTTATTTCATCAAGTTCTTATTTGATAATGGAGAATCATATATTTTACCATACGATAACGTCATTCATTTAAGACGTCATTTCGGACAAAACGATATCTTTGGTGGAACTGGATCAACCGGTGATCATGAAGCAATCCTCAAAACGATATCCATCAATGACAGCTTACTTCAAGGAATCGATAATGCCGTGAAATCATCTATGCAGATTAAAGGTATCCTGAAGATGAATGGAATGTTATCAGAAACCGATAAGAAGAAACAACGTGAATTATTCGATGCAGCTCTTACAGAATCGGTGAGTCTCAAAGGTAGTTCGATTATTCCGATTGATTTGAAGTCAGAGTACATTCCTTTAGAAGTTGATCCGAAACTGATTGATAAAGATACACTTGAATTCTTACAAGCGAAGATACTTGATTACTTTGGAGTATCAGTTCCAATCTTTACTAACAAATATACAGAAGATGAATATAACTCATTCTATGAGTCAACGATAGAGCCTTTAGCTATTCAACTTAGCGAGGCTTTTTCTTTAGGCTTACTTACGGATAATCAGTTAGAACGAGGAGAAGAAATCATCTTCTATAGCGAAAGACTTCAATATGCTTCATGGAATACAAAAGTATCGGCAATTGAGAAACTGATGAGTCTTGGAATTATGTCACTCAATGAATCAAGAGCACTGTTAGGATTAGAACCTATTGAAGGTGGAAATAAACGACTTCAATCACTAAACTTTGTCGATGCCGATAAAGCGAATCAATATCAAGTAGGAACGGAGGAACCTAAAGATGAAAATAACAGTTAATGGAAAGATATCAGAAGATGCACTTAAGGTTATCTTAGAAACCCAAAAGAAAAAGACAATCATCATTGATGATTACTGTAAAAAAGAAAAACTCGAGTCACTGTTTTACAAAGACTCAGAGCTTGAATATGAATACCAAAAACAATCAACAACAAAACCAAAGAAAGTAGAGACTCGTAAAGATGATAAAGGAAACTAGATTAGCAGATGTCACACTTCATGAAGAAGATGACAAGATGATATTAGAAGGCTATGCATTAGTCTTCAACAATGAAACATTAATAGGTGATGAAGAATATGGGTTCCTAGAAGAAATTGATTCAAGAGCACTATCGGAAACCAAAATGAAGGATGTTCCAATGAAATACAATCATATGGACTCCTTTTTAATTATTGCCAGAACCAAGAATCAATCCTTATCACTTACTGTAGATAGCATCGGTTTAAAAGTACGTGCTGAATTACTAGATACAAACACCAATCAAGATATCTACAAAATGGTAAGAAGTGGGTTATTGGATAAGATGAGTTTTGCTTTTACGGTTGATGAACAAGTATGGAATCGTGAAGGTAGAGTTCCAAAAAGAACTATTACAAAGATAGAACGTTTGTATGATGTGTCGGTTGTGGATACTCCGGCATATGATGCAACTAGTATATACGCTCGTTCTTTAGAATCTATGGAGTTAGAACTAAAGGCTATGGAGTTAGCAGAGCAAGAAGAACAATCAAGAATTATCAAAAAACGCATCAAAATCAAATCACAAATTTAAAGGAGAAAAAATCATGAATTTAGAATTAAGACGAAAAGAAATCGAGTCAAGACTGACTGAGATCAGAGGTCTTGTCGATAATGAAACAGATATTACCAAACTTGAAGCATTTGAAACTGAAACCACTGAGCTTCAAGAAGAACGAAGTGTTATTGATAAAAAAATGGCGATTGCAAGTAAAACTGAAATCAAACCAATTGTAATCGATAACCGTACTAAAGTAGATAAAGAAAAATTGGAACAACGAGCTGCTAGTTTACGTGAAAGTCGTGTTATCCAAGTATCAAGTGAAGAGATCTTGTTACCGGATCACACTGCTTCAGGATTAGCACCAGTTCCATTTGCACAAGTATCGACACTTGTTGATCGTGTTAATGTAATCAACTTAAACGGTGGAGAAACGTACAAGAAATCATTTGTTAAGAGCAATGGTATCGCTGGAACAACACTTGAAGGACAACCTTATAGTGAAACTGAACCTGCATTTGGTTATTTGACAATTTCCAAAGTAAAGATTACTGCGTATACAGAAATTACAGAGGAACTTGAAAAACTACCTGCTATTCCATATCAAGCAGAAGTGTTGCGTAACATCAATATTTCACTGAAAAAGAAAATCAGTGAACAAATCTTACGTGGTGCTGGAACGACTAATACTTTCACTGGTATCTTTAGTGATGCAGCAGTAGCTTTAGCGGATACTACTCCACTTGAAATTGAAGCAATCACTGATTCTACACTTGATGACATTGTCTTTGCTTATGGTGGAGATGAAGAAGTAGAAGGTGGAGCAGTTCTTATCTTAAATAAGAATGACTTACGTGCATTTGCCGGACTGAAAACACCAGAAGGTAGAAAAGTCCATTCAATCGATTATGTCAACAAAACAATCGACGGTATTCCTTATATCATCAACTCGAACTGTAAAGCTATCTCTGATAGTAATACTGCAGCTGGTGAATATGGTATCGCTTATGGTGCACTTAAAAACTATGAAGTACCAGTGTTCTCGCCAGTAGAAATTGGTAAATCTACTGATTACAAATTCAAAGATGGAATCATCAGCTACAAAGCATCTGTGTTCACAGGTGGTAACGTAGTCGGATACAACGGATTCCTACGTATCAAAAAGAAAGCCGCAGCCTAATAGCTAACGCTTGATAACAAAGTAAGAAAGGATTGATCTCATGGCTATACTTGATATCGTAAAAAAAGCATTGCTTATCCCCTTGACAGAATCATATGCTGACGATGAGCTTTCAACTCATATTAGTAGTTGTAAAGCATATTTGACGAGTTGTGGGATCGATCCGACTTACATCAATGACGAATCAAATCCAATGGTTAGTACCGTAATTATTATTTATGTGAAGACATTCTTTGGTTTTAAGAATGATGGGAGTGCAAAAGAACTGCCGAAGACATTTGATATGCTGGTAGGACAAATTGCATTAACTAAAGGAGCAGAAGAAAATGTATCCTAATTCACCGAATATTTCCATCAAGTTGCTAACCATTGATTTGGTTCAAAATTCTATCGGTTCTTCAACCTATCAACTTCAACACTCAAAAGAAATAATCGGAATCAATTTCAGCATTACATCAAACGAATACTATGAAAGCAAACGATCAGACATTAGGATTGATATTGCCGTAAAGATTCAAAGTTTCTTGTATGATGGTAGCAAATACGCTGACATTGCAGGAGACATTTACAAGATTGAACGAACGTATCAAATCGGACAATTCATTGAGTTATATTTGAGTAAATCTAAGATCAGAAAGAGTGATATCATTGGTTACGCTTGATGAACTTGGTGTTGCCATTTTAAATATGGTAGAAGAGTATGCTGAAGATATTACTCAAAAACTTGAAAAGCGACTTGATGAAACGGCTCAGGAAATCGTGAAATATATCAGTACACATGCACCTAGAAGTGGTGGATCAAAACCATTCGCGGATTCTTTTGTTGCTGAGCCAATAGGTAGTGGAATCAATAAGACGATAGTTATCTTTTCAAATGAAAAAGGAAAGTTGACACACCTACTTGAATTTGGTTTTACACATCGTAGTGGTAAGTATGTAGGACCTAGACCATTTATGCGTCCAGCCTATGATTTGTTTACACCGAAGATGCTAGAAGACATCAAATCGATTATTGAAAAGGGTGATAGTTAATGCAGGAAAAGTTAGAAGCATTATATGATACTTTGAATTCTGTTTTACCTGGTAAGGTATCATATGGAACCAGAGTAGGATTAGAAAGTGATCCTAACTATATCATCTATCAAGAAATCAGCAACCGTTCAATTGTTTATGCTGATGATAGAGTGGTCGCAAAGGTAACTACATTTCAAGTCAGTTTAATTACTGAAAAGAAGAACTTAGGAATAGAAGAACAACTAGAAGCATCCCTTTATTTCATGGGATATGAATTTGAATTATTGTCTGAATTTGTCAATGAAGACAGTTCAGTTAACAGAGTATATGAAATCAAACAGGAGGTATTTTAAATGAGTAATAAAGTCACATTTGGTTTAACAAACGTACATTATGCATTAGCTACTCAAGCCGAAGATGGTAGTTGGACCTTTGCAACACCTAAACGCTTAGAAGGTGCACAGGAAATTACAACAGAAGCTATTGGTGGTAGTACACAAGTGTATGCAGATGATAAAGTGATTGCTACATTAGTATCCAATTCAGGCTCTAACGTTACACTTAAATTTACGGAGATTGATGACGTGTTCAAAAAGGACATCTTTGGTGTTCTAGAAGATACAAATGGAAATCTAGTAGAAGTTGTAAATGGCGAAACTAAGACATTTGCTTTAGGCTATGAAATTCAGGGTGATATCAAAGCGAGACGTATTTGGTATTTCTTATGTACAGCGACACCTTCAGGAGATGCAAGCAAATCTAAAGCTGATTCTATTGAAGCAAACTCAATCACACTAAACATTACAGCAAGACCAATAGAATCCGGAGACAATCTTATTCTCAGAGTAATCGCAGGTGTAGGAGATGCGAACTATGCAGCATTCTTAACCACAGCACCAGCATTACCTACATTTATTTAAGGAGATAATCTAACATGGAAAAAACACTAAAACTAGGTGACAAGGATTATCGACTTCACTCATCGCTATTTACGATAATTGATTATCGTAATGTATTCTCAACTGAATTATTTAGTGATATCAAGAAACTAGAAAAAACGAACATCAAAAAAGAAGATGATATATCCACAGTGATTGACACCATCTTCAGAATTATCTATGTATTGCATCGGCCTTTCAGCAAACAATCCTATAATGACTTCTTGATGTCATTGGATTTCTCTGTACTAAGCAATCAGAGTGAACTGGAAAATCTGACGAATACGATAGGTGAAATGCTGGGTACGTTTCAAAAAGGAAGTACAGTCAAACTACCCACAAAGAAGTGATGAGGTAAACATAACAGCGAACATCATATTCAATCTTGCTCATTTAGGAATCTCTATTGAAGACACAAAGAGCTTTGATATAAATACCTATTTTGAGATTGTAGAACTTGAAATGAATGTTATTACAGGGGAACAGTCATCAAAAAGAGCAACGCAAAGAGATATAGATAAATTCCTGTTATAGGAGGTGAATATTAATGGCAGAAACAGTCAAAGGACTAAATATCAAACTAACCCTTGATGGTAAAGATTTAGAAAATGAATTAAACGGTATCAAGAAAGAACTCAAGGAACAAAACAAAGACTTAAGAGCGATTAATACCAACCTTCGATACGATAGTAGCAATCTCGATCTATGGAAACAAAAACAGTCAAAGCTAAACGACATTTTAGTTCAAACCAAGAAGAAACTTGAAACTCAAAATCAGGAACTTGATCGTGCGAAAAAAGCTGTCCAAGTCGGTGATATGAGTCAAGAAGAGTTTAATAAGCTCAAACGAAACGTCATATACACCGAAGCTGAAATAGCTAAGATGAATGGACAGTTGGAAAAAACATCAGATAAGATTAAACAACTAAGTAATGCTAATTTCGAGAAGATTGGTAAACTTGGTTCGACATTAACGAAAAGTGTGACGGTACCTATATTGGGTGCCGTTTCTGCTTTAACAGCATTCTCGGTGAAGGCTGCATATACTGCTGATGAAATTGGAGACACAGCTGAGAAGATTGGGTTATCTGCTGAAGCCTTTCAAGAGTGGAATCATACTGCGACCATTTTAGGTGTATCAACTGAAAGAATGGAACGTGCGTTTGTTAAGGTAAATGGTATTCTTGGTGACATTGCAACAGGTAATGGTGATAAGTATGCTGAAAGTCTAGCTTTAATTGGATTATCACTTGATGATTTAGAAGGAAAAAATACAGATGAAGCATTCAATCTAATTCGAGATGCTTTAAGTGAAGTAGAAGATGAAGCTGTACGACTTGGTGTAGCTAATGATTTACTAAGTGAAAGAGTTGCAGCTGATATCATTCCGGTGTTAACTCAAGAAGCATCTACAATAAATGATTTAAGAAATGAAGCTAGAGAACTTGGTATTGTTACAAATGAACAAGCAGCTCAAGCGGGTGAGTTTACCGATGCACTAGATCGCACAAAACAAGCTGTATCAAGTTTAGGTATTGATCTAGCAAGTACACTTTTACCAGTTATCCAGGAACTGATCATCAAAGTCAGAGACAATGTAATTCCTACATTGAAAGACTGGATTGATAAATGGAATAATATGGATTCAGGTACAAAGAAAATTATTGCTACTTTGACTGGACTCGTAGCTGCAATAGGACCAGTTTTATCTGTTGTAGGTAAAGTAGGACCACTTTTGAATGCTGGCTCGATGGCACTTAAGGCTGTGGGAACATCCGGAATATTTGCAGGTGTAGGAATCAATGCTGCTACTTTAGGTATTGGTGCTCTCATTGCAATATTAGCAGTAGCCTTGTTCCAAAGTGAAGAGTTCAAAGCATTATTAGGAAGACTTATGGAAACATTCATGCAGTTACTTCCACCTATTTTAGCGATTGTTGATAGTTTGATGACGGCTCTTCAACCTATCCTAGATGTGATTATTGATTTAGTTGTTATGTTAGTTGATCTATTAGTTCCAATTCTAGATGTTATCCTTACGCCACTCATCACACAAATTCAAATGTTTGCTGAGATACTAGGATTATTAGCACCACTGATTACCGTTGTAGGTGAAGTGTTGAATGCAATACTAGTTCCAGCGATTAATGTACTCAAGACAGTACTTGAACCAGTACTTAATGTTGTTCAGAAGATTGTTGAATTTATCCAGAAAATATTCGAGTGGATTGGAGATCTACCTTCAAAGATTGGTGATTTTGGTGGTAAAGTAAAAGATACATTTTCAAACGTGACTGAAGGCATCTCGAACATTGCGAATAAAGTAACGGATGGGATTAGTGACTTTGCTTCAAATGCAGCAGATAAAGTCAGTGGATTTTTTGGAGGTATTGGAGATTTCTTTTCTGATACATTTAACTTAAAAGGATCGAGTACAGTTAACAATTCAAACTCTAGTTCATCAACAAGCAATACAAACAATATCACTATAAATACAACATCACCAACCTTTGATGTGGATTCCATCAATAAGGCATTAGGAGGTAGTGTGATATGATCAGACAATTTTATCTAGAAAACGAGTATGGCGATATATATTATTTCAATCATAAGAATCAGACTCTAATTGCTCAAGTGAGTGGTCTTGGTTTTTCTTTGGATATGAAGTATTTAGAATATAGTCGTTTTTATTCTCGATCAGAATATAACATTCCTTTGTCAGAGATTTCTGAAACATTAATCTTTCTAAAGGGATATCAGGGATATAAGTCCTTCGTGGATTTTATTAGTAAAAGCAATAAAGAATATAAACTGCATTATCAAAACGATGCATTCAGCGCGTACTGTTATGTTGATATTGCTAGTTTATCGAAAGCTGAGTTGATCGCAGGTACCATTCAAAGTAACATCGTGTTTAAAAAATTGTCACTTTGGTTAAAAGAAAAATCATATGAAATTATCGCAAATGGATCTTCAAGTGGTAAGGTTTATCCATATTCTTATCCATATTACTATTCAAGTTCATATGAAGGTAAGGTATTTATTAGAAATGAAGGGTTAAATGATGCACCAACTGTCATAGAAATGATAGGAAGTGTTATTGATCCAGAAGTGCTAATCAAGAAGAATGGAGAAGTGGTATCTGTATTACGTTTATATTTAACTGCAGAAGATATAACTATTACCGTCAACTCTATTCCAAGTAAACAAGAAATGGTGATGGATGAATCAGGTGTTGTTACTGACATTTATGGATTGCAGGACTTTGAAGAAGACAACTTTATTTTCCTAGAACATGGAGATTATGAAATTGAATTCAAACCAGGCGTAGCTACAGAATCGATTTGCAGAGTAACCATACTAGAAGGTTATTTAGGCATATAGGATATGAAACTATTATTTCTTGATCGTAGCACGCTGCAGTATAAAGATAACGCTTATGTCAGTAGTCAGTTTGAACTCGTTCTTGATATGGTGCTCATAAAGAGATCAACCTTCAAAGTAAACAAAACGAACATTAATTGCACCATTGGTGATATCGTTGTTCTTAAGAATGACATCTATTCATATATAGGAATCTTGGAAAGCATCGAGTTAAATGATGATTATACAACGAACATTAAGTCTCTCGATTTCAGGGAGATTTTTAATTTGGATATACCTGCTACAAGTTATTCAGGTGACCTTGCGGATTACCTATATCAAATAATCACAGACTATTTCAAAAACAATTCAGATCTAAAACAAAACTTATCCTATTTGACAGTAAGCAAAGAAACCAGTGTATCAGGTAGTCTTAGTTTTGAAACGGATAACATCATCAATATGTCAAAAATATTTGAGCTTGTTTCAAAAGGATATGGAATCAGCTTTAGCACAGACGTCACTTATTTAAGAGGTCGCATTACAGGTATCATCTTTAGAATTTTTAGTGTAAATCAAGGGATGGTCATCAAGAGTGATTTTTCATCTATCTTGAATGTTGAAACCAATGATTCAACCAGCCAACTTGTCAATAAAGTGATTTACTATCCAAGAAGCGACAATCAAATCTATCAAACAATCAAGACATACTATTTGCTTACAACTGGAGAAATCACGGAAGATGGCACCTCAGATGATAGATACACAAGTGTCATGGCCAAGAGTTATATTTATATCGATAACGATTATGAAACACTAGAAACCAAAGCAAGAAGTGAAATGGTAACATCCAAACTAGATCACAATATAACATTTACAATTGACATGAAAAACAAGGTATTTATACCGTTTGAGAATATCTATCTTGGTGATTATGTCTCTTTCATTCATAAAGAGAAAACATACGAATCAGTGATAACAGGAATCACGTTTAAAGATTCATTAAATTATGCAACGATAACGTTAGGAGAGTACCGAGTGAAGCTAACAGAAAAAATACAGCTACTTAGTAAGAATACTGGTAGTGGTTCAACAAGCAATATAACGATTACAAACACAGATATCGATGGAGGTGAGTTCTGATGGGGTTACAAAAAATCACATTTGAAGGTGGGAATGTAACATCAAAGATAGATTCTGATTTATATCATTTTCTATTTTCAAGTGATGTAGGAATCTTAAAAGGATTAAAAAGTGAATGTGGTTATACCTTAGCCAATAACACCATTACATTCAGTGATGGCTATGTTTCAGTATATGGACGAATCATCTATGTTGAAAATCAGACAACGATTGGTGTGACACCAGATTCAAGTAAGTATGGATATGTTGTTTTAGGAGTAAATACATCTGATAACACAGTCAGCTTATATTTGAAAGAGCAGACCGGTAGTTATCCCTCACTAACAGTTACCAATCTTCTGACAACTGATGGACTTTATGAACTGGCATTGTGTGCTTATACGAAAACGACAACATCAGTGACACTGACAAGTTATTCGAGAAAGCTTATTAGTAATGACAAAACTCGAGTAGACATTCTTGATGATGAGATATTCGATCACTATTTACCGATGAGAAAATCACTTACTTTAGTGACCGCCGGTACATACCGCTTCTCTGGTACAAACTCTGTGGAATTAAGTGAATCAATACTTTACGTTACAATAAACAATCATACAGTAGTGACGTTTCCTGGAGAGCAGATATTCTTGTTCGTAGGATCTAATACCTCGATATCATATCGTTATGCGTCAGGAGATTATTCACTAAATGTTGTTTATGAAAATGGCGTTGTCACATTAACAACGGGTAACACGACACACAACATCACAAGTGTGTTTATGAAGAAATAGGAGGAATTTAAATGGCTACAATTCAAATAAAAAGAAGAACAACTGCGGGAACTGGACCCCTCACAGGTACAACAGGAACGGTAAAAGCTGGGGAACCACAAGTTGATTTTAATGGAGAACATTTATACATCGCAAAAGCAGATAAAGTCGCGAGTGTTTCTGTACCGCTTGCTGAATCGGATTACTTAAAAATACCTGGAGTAGATAAAGTAGATGATCAGATTGATACAAAGATTACTGCGCTTAATCTAGGCACTGCATCAACAAAGAATACCGGAACTGGTAGTGGGAATGTTCCTATTCTTGATGCGAGCGGGAAACTAGCAGACAGTGTTGTACCGAAGATTGCGATGACGAATACTTATGTTGTGGCAAGTCAAACAGCCATGCTTGCTTTATCCAATGCACAGGAGGGTGACGTTGCCGTAAGAACCGACTTAAATAAGTCTTTTATCCTAAAGGCATCACCTTATTCAACGCTTGCTAACTGGCAAGAACTTTTAACACCTACCGATGCTGTAACGAGTGTCAATGGGTCTACTGGTGCAGTAACGATTTCACTAGCTGGACTTGGTGGTGTTGCAGCATCAACTTACAATACTCACGTTGCATCTAACCTTCATTTAACATCTGACCAAAGAACTATACTTAATAATGTAAAAGATGTTCAAATTTTTGATACCGATGGTATAAGCCTGGCGTCATCAGTAACAGACTATGCAAATTCGGTAATTGTTGATGGATTAATATATTACCCAATTGTCGACTCAAACTACACACCAACTAGAATTACATATAAGTTGGGTATTGATGAAACCAAAGTTCTACAACCATCCTCAATTATTGATGGTGGTACATATTAATGGCTATTATCAGAGTCAAACGTGGTACTACAACTCCAACAACATCTAACCTATCATACTTAGGTGAGCTTGCATTTGACTATTCAAACGAAGCATTATACGCAAGAGGAACATCATCTGTAGTAAAAATAGGCGGTGCTTTAGAACAAGTATATTTTTATCAAGGATACTCCTATTATCACAGTTTGACATATCCATTTGATCCGGACTACATTTATAAAGTTCATGTAATTGCATCAACTCAAGGAACATCAGTCGATACTTCTGATACGTACATTTACTATCGAACATCTAGTAACTCAAGTTTATATGGGGCATATATCAATCATCACTTAAATACCGAAGATACTGTTCATGATAAAAGATCTAGCACTAATACGACCGCAAAATACATCGAGGATAGTTATGCAACCGGTCCAACAATTACGAGTGGAATTACGAAAGTCATTGATTTTGAGATTTCACCGACATTTAAAGCGAACTATGTTGATACACAAGTCTGGGTAGCATATGGAAAAAGTATGACGACACTTTCTGGACAAGGTAATGGATCGATTAAGATGGTCGATTTTGTACATACAGCATATGGAGATTTAGGTGCTTTGTATATCAATCCAGGTATGTCTGTGGGCTCACCTGATAGTATTTCAGTAACAATTTATAGAATGAAAAGAAAGTAGGAGTCATTATGGCAATTATTAAAGAACTAAATACGAAGTTTGGAGTTGGTGCATCATATCACCGAATTACAGCATTCAACATCAGTTACTCCAATAAGAAAATCACCATTTGCGTAGCCTCATACTTAACAAAAGAAGCAAGAGCGGGTAAGAGTGAGCCAATAGAAGAAGTTGATATATCAATTCCAATCGCTGATTTTAAGTTATTTTTGGGAGTGAATCCGATTGAAGCAGGATATGGTTGGCTCAAACAAAATGTCATTGGATTTGAAGAGGCGGTCGATGATTATGATGTCGTTGAACCACCTCTTCCAGAAATACCAGAGGAGGTTGAGCCTAATGAATGAGTTATATCGAATAGTTGAAGGAGTGTTTCCAAATACGGAGATACTCCTTATTTATTATGGTGGATCAATAGCATATGGGATCAACAGTGACTCAAGTGATAAAGATGTCACAGTA